TCCGATTGGCCCGATCCGTGGCATTTAATCATAGATAATAAGTATGACGACCTTGCTATCGCATTGGGTATGTGTTATACTTTGACATTAACAGAACGTTTTAAGAGCCAAAAAGTAGAGATACATACGTCTATGTTTTCCGGAGAAGAAAGATATATCGTAGTAGTTAATGACCGCGATGTATTGAATTTTTTTCATAGGGAAGTCACTAACACGGGCGAGCTCACACATGGATCTAATAAAATTTACCCAGTATGAGGATGTTATAAATACTACCTCAACGACAAAAGAAAGAAAATTAGAGGCAAGAATGAACGATAGTATTGTAGTAGTAAAGAGAGACGGATCCAGAGAACCACTGACGCTAGAGAAGTGGCAGGCACAGATTACAAAAGTATGTAGTGGAATAGCAGACGTCAGTCAATCAATGATTGAGATCAAAGCTAGTCCACATTTCTATGATGGCATAACAACACAAGAAATAGATTCTTTAACTCTAAGAGCTATCGTAGACCTTATTGACATTGAACACAATCCAGATGTAGGTCACACAAATTATCAATACGTAGCAGGCAAACAACGTTTGTCAATGCTACGTAAGGACGTATATGGCCAGTATAATCCTCCCCGCCTCTATGATATCGTAAAGACAAATGTTGCTACAGGATTATACACTCCTGAACTTCTTGAATGGTACAGTGAAGATGACTGGAACAAGATGGACGAGATTATAGATCACGAAAAAGACGAATTGTACTCGTATGCCGCCATCGAACAGTTAATTGAAAAATATTTGGTACGCAATCGTGCGACAAAGGAAATTTATGAAACTCCCCAAGTTAGATACATGGTGGCCGCCGCTACAGTCTTTCATAAGGAAGAACCTAACTCGGCCCGTATGCGTTACATCAAAGAGTACTACAACTGTTCTTCAGATGGTTTGTTTACTCTCGCTACACCTGTGCTGGCTGGGCTTGGCACTCCTACTAAACAGTTTTCTAGTTGTGTGCTTATCCGCAGTGACGACGATCTGGATTCTATATTTGCTAGTGGTGAGATGATGGCCAAGTATGCCAGCAAGCGAGCAGGCATTGGTTTGGAAATTGGACGACTACGTCCGTTAGGTAGTCCCATCCGTGGTGGTGAGATCATGCATACAGGCATGATCCCATTCTTAAAGAAATGGTTTGGCGATCTACGCTCATGTTCACAAGGAGGCATTCGTAATGCTAGTGCTACTGTATTCTATCCTATTTGGCATCATCAGTTTGATGACCTTATCGTGCTTAAGAACAACCAAGGAACAGAAGAAACCCGAGTCCGTCATATGGATTATGGGGTTGTGCTTAACGCTATGTTCTGGAGAAGATTCAAAAACAAAGAAAATATAACTTTCTTTGATCCTAACCAAGTACCGGATTTATATGAAGCATTTTATCAGAACACTGATCGATTTGAAGAGCTGTACGTAAAATATGAAAAGCGTAAGGATCTTCGAAAGAAAGTCATCAGTGCTGAAGAAGTTTTCAAGGGTGGTATACTGAAAGAACGCACAGATACAGGTCGTATCTATTTGGTGTTCATTGATAATGTAATGAATCAAGGACCGTTTGATCCTGAATATCATACGATATATCAGAGTAACCTGTGCTGTGAGATCCTATTACCCACACGTCCCTTTAAACGACTCGACGACGATAGTGGTCGCATAGCGTTATGTACACTGGGATCTATCAACTGGGGATCGTTCCGAAATCCAGAGGACATGCGTAGAGCCTGTAGGATTCTACAGCGTAGCCTGTGTAACATCCTTGACTATCAAGACTTCTTATCGATACAGAGCAAACTCAGTAACGATGAGATACAGCCATTGGGTATTGGCGTCACAAATCTAGCCTACTGGCATGCCAAACGTAGTTTACGTTACGGAGAAAAAGATGCCTTACAAGAAGTTAAAACATGGATGGAGCATCAGGCCTACTATCTAACAGAAGCAACAGTTGAACTGGCCAAAGAAAGAGGTGCTTGTCAGCATAGCTCACATACCCGATACGGCCAAGGCATATTCCCCTGGGAGTCACGTGCCAACGGAGTCAACGAGTTAGCTGATTTTACTCCCGAACTTGATTGGGAGACATTACGCAAGGAGATGAAAGAACATGGAGTACGAAATGCCACTCTTATGGCTATTGCTCCTGTGGAGTCAAGCTCTGTTGTTATTAACAGTACTAACGGTATTGAATTACCTATGAGCCTGATCTCTACTAAAGAAAGCAAAGCTGGGTCCTTTACACAAGTAGTTCCTGAATATCAAAGATTGAAAAACAAATATCAATTGATGTGGGAACAGAAAGACTGTGATGGCTATATTAAAACAGCAGCAGTACTAGCTGCCTATGTTGATCAATCAATTTCAACTAACACATTCTACAATCCAGCACACTTCGCTGATCGCAAAGTTCCTACGACATTGATTGCCAAGAACTTGATGCAGGCTCATGTATGGGGATTAAAAACATTCTACTACAGCTTAATCAATAAGGCAGGTGCTAAAGCAGTAGCAGAAGAATTACCGCCACAACCGGGACAGGCAATAGAAGAATTTATCGAAGAGGACTGCGAAAGCTGTAAACTATAATGTTAGAAACTTGTTGCGATATTTTAATAGACGCTTATAAACGTAACTGGATCACCAGTCGTGACGGCAATATTTCTATTCGTCATCACGACAGAGATCATTTTTATGTTACACCTAGCGGTGTACGTAAACAAAACATGCAGCCAGAGATGTTTAAAAAAATTAAAATCTGGAAAACAATTAACAGTGGTGTTGGAACTGGTGTTTTTAATTATAATTGGGAAGTTATTGAACAAACCGATTTAAGTGGCAATCTTAAACCTAGTGGCGAGATGCCCTTACACTTTGGCCTACAAAAAGAGTTGGGCCAACATAAGGACGATGTTCGCGTTGTAGTACATGTTCATCCTACTTATTGTGTAGCTGCTATGCACGCTGGAATTGATTTAAGTACCGTAGTAAATGATTTTCCAGAACTCAGCAGATATACAAAGGTAGCATCTAATGTTGGTGATGTGCCTCCTATCAGTCAGGAACTAGGCGATCAGTGCCATCGTAATTTAAAGTTAGATAAAGACGGAAACATTGCCTACGACATTGTAGGTATAAAAGGTCATGGAGTAGTTGCTATTGATAGTACTCCGTGGCGAGCATATGAGCATATAGAAAGATTAGAACACATTTGCAAGATAGTTCTTGCTTCAGGAAAATATAAATGAGCAAACAACAATACAATCTACATACAAAAACAGATTACTTACATCGCAAGATGTTTTTAGATCCAGCAGGACCTGTAACCATACAACGATTTGAAGAAGTCAAATACAATAAGATCGTAGACTTTGAAAAGACAGCACGTGGCTTCTTTTGGGTTCCCGAGGAGATCAGTCTAAGCAAAGATGCTAATGATTTTAAAGATGCCAGCGATGCCGTTAAACACATCTTCACTAGTAATCTACTACGCCAAACAGCATTGGATAGTTTACAAGGACGTGGTCCAAGTCAAATTTTTACTCCTGTGGTAAGTCTACCTGAACTTGAAAGTCTAGTCTACAACTGGACATTCTTTGAAACAAATATCCATAGTCGCTCATATAGCCACATCATCCGTAACATTTATAATGTGCCTAAAGAAGTTTTCAACACCATTCACGACACTAAAGAAATCGTAGACATGGCATCAAGCGTTGGAAAATACTACGACGAACTACACAGAATAAATTGCCATAAAGAATTAAGTAGTGAAATGACAGGTATGGTTAGCGAAGAAAAACATATCAAAGCAATTTGGTTAGCACTAAATGCCAGCTATGCTCTAGAAGCGTTCCGCTTTATGGTTTCATTTGCCACAAGTCTAGCAATGGTTGAGAATAAGATCTTTATTGGTAACGGAAACATTATTAGCCTAATCTTACAAGACGAACTACTACACAAAGGGTGGACTGCGTTTTTGATTAATCAGGTAATCAAAGAAGATCCTAGATTCGCTAAAGCTAAACAAGAATGCGAACAAGAAGTATATAATCTATACATGGATGTTATACGCGAAGAAAAAGAATGGGCTGACTATTTGTTTAAGAAAGGTCCAGTGATTGGATTGAATGCCGCTATTCTCAAAGACTTTGTTGACTATACGGCTGTTAACGCCCTCAAAGAGATCGGTATCAAATATCATTCTCCTGCTCCAAAAACTACACCAATACCGTGGTTCAATAAACACAGCGATACCAGCAAAAAACAAACTGCGTTACAAGAAAACGAATCGACTAACTATGTAATCGGAGTCATGAGTGACAAGATCGATTACGAAGAATTACCAACAATTTAAGGAAATTTTATGAAAGCTATTGTATGGAGTAAGTACAACTGTCCCTACTGCGATCAAGCCAAGGCATTGTTAACAGCAAAGGGCATCCAATTCGAAGAGAAGAAAATTGGTGACGGATTCACCAAGGAAGATCTATTAGAAGCCGTTCCTACAGCAAGGACTGTGCCGCAGATTTTTCTAGGAGAAGAGTTAGTGGGCGGATTTACAGAATTAAAGAAAAGGTTAACAAATGCTAATTGATAAAGGTGTTACAGCAGGCGAAGTAATAACATTAAAACTTACCAGCGGTGAGGAAATCGTAGCTACTTTGGTTGAAGAAACGGCTACTTATTATAAATTAAAACGTCCTATGGTTTTAGGTATGGGACAACAGGGCCCAGGACTGATGCCCTATCTGTTTACGGTCAATCCAGACAAAGAAATCAAATTGTTAAAAAACACAGTAGTAATGGCCGAAGCCACTGATAAATCCTTTGCTGACCAATTCATTCAAAGTACCACCGGAATCAAGCTGGTGTAAATAATAGTATGATTTAGGAGAAATAGATGGGAGAAAGAATTACGACCCTTATGGGTGCCACGGGCGGTGCCGGCGAATTTACAGTCGTTGATTATACCAATGACCTAAATACACTTTTTACTAAGATGGACCAATTAAGTACATCGGTTAATAATCTTACAACCGCTATTAATCAATCTATAGGTGCTACCTCACTGCCAGACAGTATTGGCAAAACAGCAATAGCTTCAATGAATCAGGTTAAAGCTATCAGCAAAGCTCAGACTGATACTAATAAAAAAATTGGTGAATCTTTTGCTATAATGCAAGGAATAGTTAATCAATTGAGTGGAATTTCATCAACATTAAACACTGGTGTTGCTACCCAGTTTATTCTCACAGCTGATCAGATGAAAAAAAATGCTTTTGATAAAGCAGCGACCCAGGCAGCACTAAAAAGAAATAACCTTCCAGAGGTTACTGTATCTAACGCTGATTTTATAACTACATTAGAATCAGTATTACAAGACGCAGGCAATGTTGCTGCCCAAGCTTCAGCTACCGGATTTGTAACAACACAGGCTAATAGAGCTATTACTGCGGCCTCTAATTTTGTCACTGGTCTACTTCCTAGTCCGGGTACAATTATGAATACCTTTAAATCTCTTTTACCGGTCAAAGCTGCTGATAAAGAGGGTGAACTGATGAGAACAAATAACATTGCTCTTAACACAACTACTCCACTTGTTCCAAGTAATCCGGTAACTTAATATGACTGGTAAAGCCGCAGCTAGAATACAAAATGACGCCGCAGAATCTGTTCTGGTTTCTGGTTCACTAGACGTCATCATGGACTTCAACGGAATAGCCTTTGAAGGTTCTATCACAGCGTTTGGGAACGCTGTAGTAACTTCTTCCCGTAGCGTACTAGTCAACGGTAAGGGCATAGCTAGAGAATCCGATCTCACAGCACAAGGTTCTGCTATACAGACAGGATTTCAAGACGTTTGCGTAGGTGATTAATGAAAAAATTATTTTGGAACATATTAGGTTTCCTAAGTTTAGGAATGGCCTACATTGGAGTTATAACTCCTGGCATACCTTATAGTCCGTTTGTGGTATTTGCCGCTTACTGTTTTAGCAAAGGCAGCGAACGTATGCACAGATGGATCTATAATCATAAACTTTTTGGCCCATTCTTGACTAATTGGAATACCAAACGTGTATTTCCAACCAAGATGAAATTTTTTATGATAGCTATGATGTCAACTAGCCTGATCATTATGTACTTCACAGGAGTGAAACCAATTGGAATTATCAGTACCGCAATTTTTATGGGACTTGTCGCTATTTGGGCTTGGCGTTTTCCTGGCAGCGTTGCCGAACATACTAGACGCATTGATAACGGAGAAAAGGTAGGTTGGTTAAAATGACCTACAAGATGCATAACTTATTTCCGATTCCTTTGTATCAGACTTCAATCAAAGGTCCTGATCCAATAATAGAAAAGATATTGATCAATTCAGAGTTTAGTAACTTCAATGACTCTGACCCCACACACTTAGAAACACCTAAGAGACATTTGTTAGATCAACCACAATTTGCCAATCTTAAAAAACAGATACAAGAAAAAGTTGATGAATATGTCTACGAAGTTTTGGGCGTGACTAGAAAACAACAGTGGTTAATAACCACCAGTTGGTTGAATAAATCATTGCCTGGGGGCTATCATTCAATGCACTGGCACAGCAACAGTATGGTCAGCGGAGTATATTATCTAAAGACCAATCCTAGGTCTGGAGCCATTGGTTTTCACAAAGAACGCTCGCATAATAATCTTTGGCGTGACACATTCTGTATAGACTTTGACAAGACTACAGAATATAACACTGACTGTGCTATTAATCCAAAAAATAACGATCTACTGTTATTTCCGTCAATATTAAATCACAGTGTTATGGATAATCTATCAAATGAAGATCGCTATAGTCTAGCGTTCAATGTTTTTCCTAGAGGCATAATCGGCGAAGGCGGCAACAGCGAATTGACTCTATGAATTATCAAGTTACTCCATTATTTGCTATTCCTCTCTATCAAACACAATTAGATCAATTAACTGCTCAAGAACATGATTTCATACTAGGTTTAGACTACGAACGTATGCCTGCGGATAATGGCGACTATACCAAAGACAAATATGTTTTAGAAAAACCAGAGCTAACTTTTCTAAAAGAACGTATTGTCAAAGGCATAGACCATTTTGTCTACGAAGTGCTGGATTGTTCACGCGAAGTTAAATTTGAAATACAAAACAGTTGGATCAATAGGCACGGCCGGGCAGACTTCGCCGGCACCCACAGACATTCAAACAGTTTGATCAGCGGTGTGTACTACATCGATGTTGATCAACAAAGCGGTGCTATTGTATTTGAAAAAGATAAGAGTCACTATAATCTTTGGCCTAATGTTATAGACATTGAATTCAATTATCAAACACACGAAGATCAAAGTAGGTTAAACATATTCAACGCAGACGGTTGGGGTATCTATCCCAAGCCAAACGAATTAATAATGTTTCCTAGTCATCTGTATCACGGAGTGGGTGAAAATCATTCCGATATCGTCCGTTATAGTCTAGCATTTAATGTATTCCCTAAAGGTAATCTAGGCGGCAAATTAAACACTCTTTGTATTTAAAAATAAATACTATACAGGAGGACACAACCATGAAACAGAAAAAGCTATTGGCTAAACTGTACAGGGCTTGCGTCGACCACGATACAGAAACGGTTTCCGAACTTCGTAAAAAAGAGTTCGCTAAGATACTGAAACACAAGGCCGAAGGCAAACCATTTACTCGTAAATGGGTTTTAGTACAGATTTAACACAACTGTAATATTACACACATAAAAGAGCGGTAAATATTAGCACTATGCTAAAAACTTACCGCTCTATTTTTATCTCCGATGTTCACTTAGGAACCCGCGATTGTAAGGCGGAACAACTCAACAACTTTCTCAAACACAACACCTGCGAAACGCTCTACATGGTAGGCGATATCATTGACGCATGGCGTATACAACAAAATAAATGGCGATGGAAACAAAGTCATACCAATGTGGTTCGTAGAGTTATGGGCCATGCTAAACGCGGTACTCGTGTAGTTTACGTTGCTGGCAACCACGACGAGTTTCTTCGTCCTCTAATGCCTTATGGCATCGGCTTTGGGAATATTGAAGTTGTGAATCAAATAGAACATATTGGTGTAGATGGTAAACATTATCTAGTAACACACGGCGATTTGTTTGATGGTATTACCCGTCTGGCACCGTGGCTTGCTTTTCTCGGAGACAAAGCATATGACTTCATTCTTTCTCTTAATAATAAGTTTAATTGGTTACGTCATCGTATGGGGTTTGGTTATTGGAGTCTTAGCAAATATCTCAAAGGCAGAGTCAAAAAAGCAGTAGATTTTATGTTTCAGTTTGAAAAGAATCTAGCAGCATATTGTAAGAAGCGTGGCTTTGATGGAGTGATCTGCGGACACATACATCATGCGGAGATCAAAGAAATCAACGGCGTTGTTTATATGAATGACGGCGATTGGGTGGAAAGTTGTACGGCCTTAGTAGAACATTGGGACGGCCGTTGGGAAATCGTAACATGGACCAAGGAGCGAGATGATGTGGTTGATGATATTGATAGCGGTACACATAAACAATCCGCAAGACGTACCAGGCAGAATAAATCTAGTGTTTCAAGATCAACAGACTTGCGAACAGGTATTAGCGACTATGACCTATCGCCTAAAGTTTGATAGTTTTAAAGTAGAAGCAAAATGTCAAAAACAATCTTAATCATAACTGACAACCTAAAGGATCAAATCAATGGCGTTGTTACAACTTACAAAAACATCGAGGCTTGTGCGGTTCTGGATGGTTATCGCGTTGTTTACATTACTCCCGGGGACTTCCGCTACTTTGATTGTCCTGGCTACAACGAAGTCAAGATTGCCTATCCAAGGGCGATGGGCAAGAAGATT